TAATCGCTCCTCATTTTATCACCTCCATTTTGTGGTTGCCTAATTGCAACCCCGGACCCGTAGGCCCGAGGACGGAATCAGAGTGTTATATCTGCCACCAGTTTGCCACTTTTCTTGTCGAAAAATTGCACGGAGTATTCTCCGGCAACGTGTGCGCTGCGCTGCCTGCGTGTGCCCGGATATCTTTTTTGGAGCTTGTTGATTTGCTCAGTGCGTGCATGGTATCCTGTTGTCATCTTGCCGCCCTCCTTATTCTGTTATCGCCTCAACCGTGCTGGACTACGCCCGGCTGCATCAGTGCGGGTATCTCGTAGTCCTCAATCAATCTGCTAATATACCGGCATTCCTCCGCGATATCATCGAGCGACATAGTAAGCTGTCCGAGATTGTCGCGGACGGATATTGCAGAGGCAACCAGATCCGCCTGCATATCATCATTCAGGCACGCTTGGCACATCGGCAGACGCGGGTTATTGCCCCAATTCGTCATTCTGGATTTCAGTCGTACTAAATGTGTCGCACCTATATCTTCAGTAGCGTGTGGGTTATGGCCATAACAACAGACACACGCCAGATCATAGTTGCCTTGATCCGTCAATCGGGCTTTTTCTCGCAGTTGTTCCTCTGATGTTTCTGTTGTCATCTTGCGACCCTCCGTTATGTGTTGCCTGATTGCAACCCACCGCCCGGAGGCGGTAGGACGTAATCACGCCGTTACAAGCTTAGTCTGTGATACGTGGAACACTGTGGCCCGCCGCGGTCGCCGCGCCACTACCTTGTTCTCTGTTTTGCCGGTAGTCTTATTCTCTACATCTTTCCGTATAGGGATCCATGTTTCGATCTTTACGCCGTGCTCGCCCTTCTTGACGATCCGGTTCAGTGCTTTCCATGCGTTGAACGTGAACACATTGACACGTGGCTGAATGTCTTCCGAGCCAATTCCCTTACTTGTAAAGCCGTGGATAATTGCCGGGTAATTTGACAGGGCCATACCGCTCTGCGCTCGTGTTAGTGCTTCGCCTTTATGATTCGTGCTGCCGCGTTTCTTCAACTGCTTCCACTTCTGTCATTCCAGCACAAGTGCAAGCCAAGCATAGATCCGCGCCGTCAGCATGACCGCAGGGAATAACGCGCCCGTTCTCTATCCACACTTGCAACTCGTAGTTGTAATGGAGTTCGTTCATGTTCTCACTCTCCTCCTTTGGGGTTGTCTGCATTGCGCCTGTATCTAATGCAACAACCATGCCAACATGCCTAATCGGGTGCATTATGTCACAATATGCCCGTTGGCGGGGAGTAGCGTAGCACCAAGCAGCCTGAATCCGACGCACAGAGTCAAAAACGCGAACCGATTGCTGAGAATTTTCGCAATACTGTGTCGCTAAACCGATAACGAGGGGGCAACGAAAGCAGCCAACAGGCACCCAGGAATCACAACTCGTACACCAACGTTTCCCCCAATTTTTGCATTTTCGCATTTTTGTGCTTGACAGCCGCGAGGACCGTACCTATATATGTACACTACTCGCTCATGAATCCGGAAACAAAAACACGGAAGATCGCCACACAACAGCGGCAACAGGAGACAGCCATCCAACTGCTCTCGTGCATACCGTCGTACGTGTCGGGCCGCAACGGTCAGATACTACTCGATAGCGTCTACCTGACAAGTGAGGAGACCGGCAAACGCCACGATATCAGCGGACGCCGCGTAGAGCAGATAAAGCAGGATCACCGCAACGTCTATGAAGCTCTCGTGAAGCAACGCCGTAACATACTGTCGGCAATGGGCGAGGATGCCGCCTACGGTGCTCTGAAGGAACTGCGGGAGTACCTTAATAGGAAACGACGGGGACCGCTGGCGCAATCGGTTCAGGATGCACGCTACCTCGCCGACGTTCTGGTTCGCCTGACAACCACGGTCACGCACTTGGCATCGAATGAGCCGCCGCCGGACAAGGCAGGGCTGGACACGCTGGGTGCGAAGATGGACAAGCTACTCGCGGACAGGCCGGGTGAGGTCGGGTAGACGTATCAGTTATTATGCGACGTTGGCTGTATTCCTTAGCAAACTCGCCCGTTTCCCGCTCCCGTGATCAACACGCTAAGCCAAACCACTACATCTGGTATGCCTGCGCGTCGATCCTCGCGCGTCCTCGCGGCTTGCGGCACCAGGAGAGCAGAGCGCGGCAGGCAGGCGGCAGCCGTGATCCGATGGCAGATGGCAGGCATGGGCACAGCCACAGACGCCCCTAACCCGCCCCCGGTGCCCTGGTACTCTCAGTATATAATGCATCCCCCTTTTTTCTTGGAGCACCCTTTACGGCTTCTATGCAGAGAAACAGTTGGCAGTCCGAAAATAGATCAAAAACGGTATTGACAGCATTGCAGCCTTGTTATAGGCTACCAGAGTTTTCAAGGAGAATCATATGGCGCCGCATACCGGAATGAAGTTATCTCGCAGTAATCAAACCTTGATCGGCGATCTCCGCTTTTCGACAAGGAGTAGTGCGAAATGACGAACAGTATTCTAGCGTTGAGAGAGCAGGACTTGAAGGAAATGACGGACAAATACTATGAGCTAATCATGGCTGTGTCCTTCAAGATTCCCAACGAGACTCGCCATGAAACTGCACTTCGGAGAATCCAAGAAGCAGAGAAGCCGAGCGGAGCCGGAGCGTCTTGTGAGACTCTCCCAAAAACAACAGGCGCAGACCCATGCAAGGGGTGCCATACAATAGGCTGCTCAGAGCGTGAGTAGTCTCTACAAAACGACAGAAAGGAACCGAACATGATAACGATTAAGGCAGCAAGACGGAGGATGATAAGTGCGTTCAAGGAAGACTCTGAGTTTCGGAGCGTCTACGTTGACAACATCGCTTGCGTTATTATGGACAACGCAAAGGGGTTCGCCCGAAACAAGGCAAAGCGGGATGCTCTGGCAGAGAAGATTATGGCACATATCTTCTGCTGATAATCTCCACAAGTCCCGACAAAATGAGGAGGGTTGAAATGGCAACACCCGGAGAAGATGCACCACGGCTCGACACGAGCGCGATACTATCGGAAGCAAGCCAGCGATCCGCAATGGTTAACTCAATGCTGCGAGCATGGGCACCGCGCGAACAGATCATCCTTGAACTTGTCAAGCAGGTCGAGGTGCTGAAGGCGATTGTCCCGCGCCGTATTGTTTCGGAAGACGGTAAATCGTTTGTATGGCGCTGTCCAGCAGACCTGATTCCGAAAGACGTGAGTTCCTGAGAGTTGGCGGCGGCAGGTCACTCGCTCTGCGTCGCGAGGTGCGGAGGGGCTTTGACCGGGGCTTCTGCCCTTGCCATATGAGCCTCCTGAAGGGTGGCCTGCCAAAGCCATAGATGAAGCAACTGATGGGAGAACAAGAGATGAGCCGAAAGTTGGAAATATTGGGACCGGACGGCAAAGAAGTGCGGAAATTCTATGATGAAACTCTGCCCGAATTGGAGAAGGAAATCTTTGGCGTGATTGCGAAACACGTCAACGAATTTCCCACTAAATCCGCTGCCATCGTCGGGGTGCTGGAGCACCTCAAGGCGATGGTCTGGAAAGGCATGGAGGCGTAAAATGAACGATGAGATGTCAAAACTGGTACGGCTGTTTATTGAGGCGCTTGAGCAGTCTCAGAAATATGCCTATAAGTATGGGCGGCTAGAGTCGATAATGAACAGTTGGTTGATAGAACAACCGACTCCCGAAGCTCTCAAAGAGCAGTTGCTTCACCTTTTCGACTGTGATGCCAGTACTGTCCCGGTTCGCGGAACGAGGACTGTCCCGGTTCACGGAATGAAGATTGTATTATGAGCGCAAGGAGAACGACAACAGGAGACAAGAGGCTTCGGCAAGTCACTTCTCAGAGAACCATGATGTCAGAGGCTATCCACATAAACGGCCTTGGAATCGTACAGACGGGCTTCGGTCTTCATTGTCAGGAAATCGCTTGCGGGAAGGGGCATTTGAAGAGGCTGCACAGAACGCTGACAGGTGAAGAGCCTATCGTTCCTGATGTGCATTTCGAGAGGAGGAAGAGGGATGCGAAAAAGAGTAGGTAGCGTGCTTGTGGGTTCAGATATTTATATTGAGGTTTTTGTTACAGACGACGGGAATGCCGGGGCGATTATTCGTCCTTACAATAGTGGAAAGCCTGTTGCTGTAGAGATAGGTGTTGCAAAGAGTTGGTTATGTACTTTTGTATCGCTAATCCACGAGTTATCGGAATTTGCTTACATAACCATGGGTTTGACTTTAGTACCAGATGGTTGGTGGGGTCAACAATCTGCTGAAAGAGTGTTTTATATGTCCCATAAGGAGTTTTCGGAAGCAAATACCAGGGTTGCTGATGCTCTCGACCACATTACTCCCAAGGTTAAGAAAGCCTGGAGAGAATTTCATAAACCGAAGAAGGCAAAGAAAAGGAGGAAGAAGAAATGATAACACTGAAGTCAAAGAACCTAGATGTACAGTACGACGAAAGGGCGGACGATCTCATCGTCGAGGGGTGTTCCTTCAAGGGGGATTTCTTCCGCGTCCTGAAGAACCTGAAGGCCGAATACGACCAAGGCAAGAAGCAAGTTTGTTACTCGTATCGGATTGAGCATATGAACAATGGAGCAGTTCAGATTGTCAAGGTTCCTGATTCCAAGAAAATCACACCAGCGAAGGAGAAAAAGGATGCCAAAAAAGGCGGGAAAACAGCAACGAGCAAGCAAGCGAAAAGCGAAGACGGCGAGTAAGTACGGATTCAGCCTTGAACCAATCGGGGATCGGATTCTTATTGAGCTTGATCCTGCGGTGGACAAGGTTGGGAAAATCTTCTTGCCGGATAACGCCAAGGAGAAACCGCAAAAGGGAACCGTGATAGCGCTAGGCACGGGCTGGAGAGACGTGGACGGCAATCTTGTTCCCTTCAAGGCGGTAGTGGGAGACCGGATACTCGTTGTGAAACATTCCGGCTTTGAGATTGAACTATCAGACGGGAAGCAATACCAGATAATTCAGGAGTCGGACGTTCTTGGCATCATCCACGAGGGGTAATAATGGCTATTCAATTGCAACAGAATGACGACACGGAGAAACTTCCGCTAGTTCTCTCATCTGACTTGCCGTGTGGGAACTGTGAAAGCTTCGATGTTGAGATAGTAGAGGCTCGCGGAAACTCTATGGTTGATGACGGCTCAGGCTACAGTGCGTCACATCCTAACAAGGAGGGCAAGAGGTTGGCGCAAAGCTACTGGCGTGTTGTTGCGTGGTTGACTGTTCGGGTGTTGTGTGAAGCGTGTGGTGCGAGAACGTTGTACAAACTTGGAGCAAGGACCACGGTGCAGGACGGGACAATTGATATCCCTTGGTGTAGTGATTTGTTGGGTTCTGGGCCGAAGCCTTGATAGATTACTTGGGTCCGATAACAATTGGCTGATCGAAATGGTCTTTTCCGCAGGCCAGATGCTTCCGTGAGTTCATTGGAACGTGGTCTTCGTAGAAGAGTACAAATATTGGAATCTCGATCTGCTTGTTGATGTCATTCACGGTCATCTCGGAATCGTTTCTGATGTTGCCGTCCGGGTAGAGGAATCCGATTAAAGCATTCTTCCGGGCTTGTGCTCCGGCTATTGCAATGGCTTTCCAAGGAACAGGGTTTCCGGCATTGCGGTCAATATTCAAAAACCGTTTGCGATAAACGACTAAGCCTGATTTTGTGTGACGATCTACGGGGCAAACCATGACCTCATTAACAGTTAGTCCAAGATTTCCGAGGGCGCGGGCGAGCGTTTCGTGGAATTGATGACGCATTCTGGCGGGAGATTTTTTGCCATTCATGTTTGGAGTATATTCTAATTGTAGTTGACGAGTCAACAACGAAACGTTTAGCATTTCTAGGAGAGGGCTAGCCCATGAAATACATGTTGCCTTGGCGCGGCCAGTGGATAGTCGAGACCGACAAAACACTGTTGGCGATGAAGCCCGAAGAGGCGGAAATCATCCGCGAGTTATGGGGTATCTATATCCGCAACCGTCTCTCGTTCTTTCTGGCTCACAGTGGCGCTATTGACTTCATTAACGACAGGGAAAGCGATCTGGCCGTTTTATGGTCTGGGGTACAACGCGGCAAGAGCTATGCGATGCTGGCTAAGGCCGGCCTAATCGCATGTCCCGCAGACAAGACCTGGCCGTGTTTCACTCAACATGGACTCAAGTGGTATGAATGGGAAGGCCCGAAGAGAATTGCGTTAGCCTCCTATGAAATGAGTGTGCATTGCCGCAGGAACCTCTGGCCGAAGCTGGCAGAGATTCTCCCTACTGATGAACTGAAAGAATACTCCCCGCACTGGAATCCGCGCGAAAAGAAATCAAAACGGAAACACCCGAACTGGAATGGTGCTCCCATTATACCGCTTGCGAGCGGAAGCCAGATTGACTTCTATGCCTATCATCAGCCTTCTGAGGCTTTCACTGGAACCTCTTACAGGCTCTGGGGTTTTGACGAACAATGCCCGAGAGATCATTTCATGAATGCGTATGATCGCGGGATTACAGAGGAAAACTTCCAAGCCTGCATGGCGGCAACCCCGCACAGGCTGAAGGGCAGGCCGGAGACAGGGGCGGGGACTTGGGTTCATAAACTGAAGCAAGGTCTCTTGGATCTAGGTTTTTCTACCAAGTTCTACTCCATTGACACGGATGAAGTCCCGGACGCTATAGTGCCGAAGAAGCGAAAAGAAGAAGAGTACGAAAAATATGTGGATGGACCTCGCCGGAGAAAAAACGCCAAGGAGATACGCGAGGGTAACGCGAAGTATTACGGGATACCGGAATCCCTCGAAGGCTTGGTGTACGATAATTGGGACAAGAAGATTCAGTTCATAACTCCTTTCAGGGTTCCGCACGACTGGACGAGGCAGAGAAGCGTGGACCCTGCTTCGGTTGTGCCGTTTGCAACTTTATGGGGCGTAATCAGCCCTTGGGGTGATCTGATTCTCGATAAGGAATATTACGAATCAGGTCTTGGCATTGCGAAGAACTGCAAAAACATTATCGAGAAGAGCGGAAATGAGCGGGTGGAAGTGGGCAGAGACGAGGATATGGACGGAAACATCATGGTTCGCTACGAGGAAAAGACGATCAAAGAGAAGTATGCTTTCACGGTTATGGATGGCAGAACTTTCTCGCAACCCTCGGAACATAGGGGAGTTACCCTGAGCCAAGTTTATGCCAGCAAGGGTCTTCGGTGTATTCAAGCAGAAGGCACCAGAAACGCGCAAGCCATTCCTATTGTGAAGGAGTGGTTCGAGCCAGTGGAGGGACGGGAACATATTCTTGTCAGGATGAAGTTACGGAAGAAAGAGGATTTTCTTGACGCTTCTGGAGAAGTCATAACGGCGTTTCCGAAACTCTATGTTTTCAATACGCTGCGAATGTTTCTCTCAGAGATTGAAGGCTATATCAACAAGCCTGATTCTGACACGCCGGTTGACAAGGACGATCATTTGATGACCGCTCTCAAATATATGATTCTTGCTGGCCCTCGTTTCATGGGCCAAAAGAGGAAAATAGCGGAAGAGAACATTGAACGCAGAAAACGGAACAAGTACACGGGCTGGTGATTTTGTCTTGACATTTGAGCAAAGAATTCTATAAAGGTTTCTCTATGCATGGCAGGAATGCGTTTCTTCAGAGATTTGGAGAGAATTGCGTCGCTGAAAACATCGGCGAACTCGCTTGTGGTGACGCCGTAGCTTTGCTGGACCATTGGCTCTACGTCAGAAAATGCAAACCTCAAAGGATATGCGACGAGCTTCCAAGTTTCTCAGAATTCTTGTCCGACATAGAACAGTTCAATGTTGCGAAACAAGAAACTATCGAGATTTTTGAGTGCGAGAAAAAGGGCGATCTCTGCAACTGGTTCCAGGTGTTAGCTGTAGGCAAGGATGTAGGGAAATCCCGGAGGGGCAACAGAACATCTCTTCATTCTTTTGGTGTTTTGCGCAGACACATGAATATTTCATATCGGAAAGGCGACATTGTACTGTGTCCCAATTCTGCGCCGAGAACCATCAAGCATTTGCACTATTCTGACTTTGAATTCATAGTTGACGAGCATGTCCCTCTTGTCCGGTGGAGAAAGACAAATGGCTAGAACGAACATTCCCAAGAACGCGAAGAAGATAGCACCAAAAGAGCAGGAGAAGGATTCCCAGACAGGGAAACTCAATTGGGCCAGTAATCCTGAGGCAGTAAAACGATTCCTGCAGCAAGCATACGATAATTTCATCATCTTTGACGCACAAGGCGCACGTTCCAAAATGCTGGAGCGGATCAACAAAGCCGACCAGATGATGCGTATGGCCCAAGATCAAACGAAAGAGGGACAGAACAAGACGGAAGACGGCACGGATAATGTCCCTCATATTTTCTTTACGACGATTCGCCTGATGAACGCCATTGAGGCCGACGTTCTGTTTCGCCCCGATGATCCTATTGGCAAGTTCATCCCGCTTGATTCCCTTGATGAAGTAAACAAGAGGGAAGCCAAACGTGTGACGGAAGACAGGGAAAGGCTGTTCGAGTATTCGTGTGAGGCAGATGATCTATTGACCAAACTGAAGAACAACCATTTCTTCAAACAGAAATACGGGAATAGTCTTATCAGCGCAGAATGGTTTGAGGAAACGCGGGAGGAGCAGATGCGGGTAGCTCAAACGGACGCAGACGGAACAATCTTGATGGACGATAATACAGGACTTCCGAGCAAAGTGGAGAAGAAGACAGTAACTACCACCGAGGCTCACCCGACTGTCAACACATTTAGTCTCGATCACGTCTGGATGGATGCTTCTCTTGACGATATACAAGAACAGCAAGCTCTGCTGATCCGTTGGTTCCCTGGCCGAAACGATCTCTTGAAGGAGCAAAAGGCCGGAAGGTATATCAATGTCGGAAATATTGGGGAGGGTCAACTCTACAGATCAGAAGACCCCTCTTACGCTAAGAGTCAACGGCAGGCAAATGCTGGGGAGACTAGGGACACCAACAACGAGACAGGCAGGTACGAAGGTTGGGTAATTTGGCAGTTGGCTCCCATCAACGACAAGGGCGAGTGGGACGACAAGGATACAGAACCCACATGGCAACTCGGCGTTTTCGTTGGCGATTTCAGGAACGGCGCAGAGGCCCACAAGGCCGCAAAGGACACAAAGACCACAAAGGCTGCGGGGAAGAAGCCGGACGGGGAACAGGCTGCGGCAGGGGCCGGTGGCACTATTGCTGTTCGCGGAATTCCGAATCCATATAATGACAAGATGCTTCCGTACTTCATGGGACATTCCCACAGGGACGACAAGGGCATGTACCACATGGGTTACGCGGATGTCATGGAAGCGGTCTACAATCAATACAAGACAACTCTGGATCAGTGGTTCTATAACAAGAATCGAATGAATGCGGCGCCTTGGAAGACAGAGCATGGAGCGATTTACACTACGGACAAAGATTTCAGTTCTCCCCGCAAACTTATCGAGATGCACGTAGGACAATACGATAAGCTGGAACAGGTACAGGTTACTGATAATACAACGAATTCAATTCAGTTCTTGGCATATCTAGAAGATACCACGAACACGATCATGGGAACTGAGAAGCCTGTTCGCGGCGTAGCCTCTGGCGGGCGCACGAGTGCGGCGGAATTCAAAGGAATCTCTGACCAGTCTCTCAAGCCCATCGTCGAGAAACTCCGATATGAATCTGACGAAGAGAAATGGATAGCTGAAAGATTTGAGGGCCTGTGGGAACAGTTCGCCTCGTCAGAATTGGCCATAGCCGTCACGAGAGATGATGTCGTTCGGGAAATCAAGCCTGCGTTCCTTCATGGAAGAATTCGGTACAAGGTCAAGGCTGTGGAAGAATTCGAGAGAGACTTACTTCAGAGGCAGGAACAGGATCGCTTCCTGCAGGTCATGCTTCCGTCTGCGCAACTTCTTGGCAAGAAGAGTTTCCTTGCCCTGATCCGAGGTATTTTCAAGAAGCGAAAACTCGGCCTTGATCTTGTTGAGATTTTCGGGATGGTGAAAGAGACGGATGCTCATCATGTGGCCAGGGATGAGAACGAGAAAATGATGCCGGTCAAGCAGCCTCCTGACACTCCGGGTGTTTGGGATGAGCCAAAGCAGGGCGAGGATCATGATATCCATCTTGCGGATCACGAGAGCCATATTCGGTTGTACAAATTGCTGCCGAACGCTTTGCCTGAGAACGTTAAGCTTGGTGACACCCATATCGAAATGCACAAGCAGATGAAGGAACAGGAAGCAGCAACTTTGAAGGCAGGAGCAGAACAAGCCAAGGGCGCTCTCGGTCTTGGTGGAGGAGCGACTCCTCCGGGGACTGAGGGGGAAGCTTTGGATGATTTGCAAGGAGCGGCGGAAGGAGTAACCTCACAAGGATGAAGGCGACACATGATATTCTCGGGTATGGCGCATTAACGCCCCGCGAAGTAGCTTCTCTTCTTCGGACCGTGAACACAAGGGGCTGGGAAGTACTTGAGAAATGGCTGGGGCAGATGCAGGTAGACTTGGGGAAACAGTCTTTGACTGCTACTGCTACTGCGATTTTGAGGGATCAGCTTGCTGCCCAGAACCATTGGGCGGAGATAGTGAAAAAGGGATTCAAGGACCATGTGGAAGAGGTATCCAAGAGCATTGCGGAGAAACGGGAAAAAGAACAGAAGGAAAGTTCTTGACAAATTCTGTTATTTATATGTAGTTTTGCGCTAGAACACTAAATCCAACGAAAAACCGCGACGGCGGTTCAGCAATTTTAGAGGCGATACAGGAGCCCTGTACTTCTGGTCGCCTTTTTCGTTGGTGCGATTTTGGGTAGAAGTGACGAACCTCGCAACCTTGTGAGGCCCACGACCACCCGAACGAGGAGAAGCACAATGGCTGATGAAGTCAAAACCGATGGTGGGACGAATCCCGATGGGACACCCAAAGTCGAAGGACAAACCAAACCCAAGCCGGGCGAGGAAATGTCACTTGCAGACGGGCAATTCGATTCAGTACCGAAGCTTGAGGAGGGATACATAAATCTCCATTCTCAAAACTCGAAGATGGAACAGGACAACGCAGAGTTACGGAAGAAGAACGACCAACTCCAGACGGAAGTTCTGGGGAAGATCGCGGACGCCGTATCGCGTGAACCTAGCGCAGCTCCGCCGTCCCACGCTGACGAGGAAGCCCGGTGGGCCGCTCTGGAGGAACAAACAGGAATGGAAAGAAGTCAACTGACTCATCTTGACAATCTTGTTATGAGCGCTTCAGATCGGAACATGCAAGAAATTCAGGAATTGTTCAAACAGGACAAAGAGCAGCGAGCCGAAATCAACACCAAGCTCGACACACTGAGTGTTACGTCGAGCAAAACATATCAAGCAAATCAAGACAAGATCGAGGAATTGGTAAAGTCTGGACAGGTTACGAGGCAAGGGGCAATCGAATTGATTGACGCGGGTCTCATAGCTGTTGAGCCTGTTGCTGACGGTGGAGACGGTGCTCCCGGACCTGCTATGGGTGGGGGTTCGAGGAGGGTGGAGCCTTCCAAGGGCAACGGAGAAGGTAGCACTACTGATGAGCAGAAGGTTGCTCTTCGGGCACAAGGATTCACTGAAGAGGAAATAGCAACAGTCAGATAGGAGAAAAGACGATGCCAACATACCCAAAAGAAAAATGCGAGATATGCGGACAGATGGTGACTACCATGGCTGCTGGGAGAAAAGTTCACATGAACAAGCACGCGAGAAGAGAAGATATTGCATCGGCGCCGGTTGCTGAAGAAAAGCAGCCTGAAGTTGGTGTTGCCGTCAAGCTTAATCCCAAGCAGGCCGAGGAACTCAAGGCTGCTACTGCTGCCGATGCTCGGTTACGGGCTGAAGCTCCTGATATTCTTGCTCATGCAAAAGCTACGCCGGATTACCTTTCAAAATTGGCTTCTCTGTTCTTCACATGTACCAACGAAGGAGAGAGGGCCGCTGCACGACCGCGTAAACATACAAAGGTTCCAGGCCCGAAGTTTTCTATTGTCTTGGCAGACGGTAGAACGGTTGACGGCTATCATCCTTATTGGGGCCGTTGTGACGCGCGTGATATGAATATCGCAGAGGGCAAACTTCCTGTTTTCGATAACGAGGGGCAGAAGGTTCAGCACGGAGATGTTGAACTGTATGCTGCTTCGGATATTGTCAGAAATGCTAACGAGAGCGCCGCTGGTCGGCAATCTCATGAGCGTTTTATGGCTGCTACGGAAAAAGGAACGGATTCCATGAAAGGTCTTTCAGAGGATTTGTTACCAGAAGAAGCACAGGTAGATGGGTAATTCTGAGGGGGAATTATGGCTGCAAAAAATGCAAGGAATCCCAGTGTAGTTTGGAACTATTCTGGGGCTACACCCGCGAAAAATCGGCTGCTATCCGATGGTGATGCTACATGGAAGGCCGGTCAGTTCTTGAGGTCGGATAATGGCGGTCTTCTGTATGAAAGCACTACTGGTGCGGCTAGTGGCGTTGCTGCTGATGCCGTTAACTACGTAGCGATCACTGATCTCGATACGGCCACCACTGGAGTAGACACGAACGTTCGAGTCGTTAATACCATACATGCAGATGATGTGTATGAGATCAACGAAAACGACGCGGCGGTCACTCGGGCACAGGTCAGCCAATGGTACGATATGGACGTGTCAGCCAACCTTTGTACTTTGAATGTTGGTTCCAATTCGCATGCCATATTCGAGGTTGTTCAGCCTAAGTGGGTTCTCGAAGCATTTCAAAATCTCGCGGCAGATACGCTGGCTGTGACATATGTGAAAATTCTTGGACGCTCACTCAACGCCTCTAAGGTGTAGGAGAAGAAATTATGGCTGCAAAAAATGCAAGGAATCCCAGCGTGGTTTGGAACTATTCTGGGGCTACACCCGCGAAAAATCGACTGATGTCTGATGGTAGCGCCACTTGGAAAGCCGGTCAGTTCTTGATGTCTAAGAACGACGCGCTTCTCTACGAGTGCATCACAGGGGGGAATCTTGGTGTTGATGAAGACGCTATTAACTATGTAGCGATCTCTGACCTTGACACTGCGACCACTGGGGTGGATACAAATGTCCGAGTTGTTAATACTGTACATGCAGATGATGTATATGAAATTAACGAACTCGATGGGACAGTCGCTCGTACGGCTGTCAGTCAGCGGTATGACATGGATGTGTCAGCCAACCTTTGTACTTTGAATGTTGGTTCAGGCACAAATGCTGTGTTTGAGGTCGTTCAGCCTAAGTGGGTTCTCGAAGCATTTCAAAACGCTTCAACGGACACCTTAGCTGTGACGTATGTTAAGATTCTTGAGACAGCCCTCGATGCCGAGAAGGTAGCACCCTAAGAAAGGAGTATAATCATGGCTGCATTAACCTATGTCCGGTCAGGTGTTCTTCAGAGAGAAGCGTACACTGATATGTACGATAAGCAGATGGATCTCTATCTGAAGCGCGAAGATAATCTGCCTGTTCAAGGACAACAGTTCTACACTACCGAGGATGCCGACAACATATCCTTCAGAGTAACGACTACGGGTACACTGGTTGCTCTGCCTATTGAGGCAGATGACACCGAGCCAGTCCCCAGGTCTTCAGTTGCTCCGGGACATGTTATGGACTTCACGATTCCGACCCTTCAGCAGTCTATAAGGATTACGGATACGTTGCTCAAGCTCGACAGGTCAGGTGGTCGCGCCGCTGATATGATCAGTGGCCTACCGCGGGCTGGTAAGCGTTGGTTGGAGTATGCCTTTGTTGATCCTATTAACAACGGCACAACTGCGACGGGCGCGGACAGTCAGTTCCTGTTCGATAACGATCATGAGCACGAAGATCCTGCTGGCGGCACTTACAGCAACGTGGAAACGGGAGCGGCATTGTCCTCGACCACGCTCAGCGCTATGTACAACAACATGCAGAAGCGTACTAATGAGTTGGGGCAAATCTCACCCATTACTATGCAGAAGATTGTTGTTCACGTAGACAACAGGAAGCCTGCTCTGGAAATTGCCAGATCGCTTCAGTCCCCTGAAGACGCGCTCAACAGAGCGAATATCTTCAAGGACTTTGGAGTGATGATATGGCATCATCTCACCAACTCGACCGCATGGTTCGGTTGGGGAGACCTTCCGCAGACTATGTGGGGACTGCATTATATGGTCTTCACGCCTCCGACTGTTGGAAAGCTTGCCCTTCCGGGCGAGGATCATCCACACATCAAGGCGGG